AATATATCCCCGCTGCCTGCTGCTTATCTAAAGGCTGGCTCGTTGTCTCATTATTGGGACGACTTGCACAAAAAAATATCGACTTTATCAGCCGCTTTCGTAATTTGCAGGACACTGCAAATTCGTTCAATTTCTCCAGTCTTAAAATCACTCCTGTTGTTGATTTTAAGACTCAATGTGTCCTTATTCATGCCTATTTTCTGCGCAAGGCTTGTCTGTGTTAAACCCGCACTGGCAATAAAACCCAATAGACGATTCTTGTTAACCAAGCTAACACCTCCTTCTGTCTAGCTTTTCTCGTTCCATTTTTGGGACGACTTAATCATATCACACCGTGAAACCAATGTCAAGCATTTTTGGGACGGTTTTTTGATTTTTCCCGATTTATCCTTGCTTTTTTGGGACGCTTGTGTTATTATCATCTTGCAGAGGTGATAATTTATGAACGAAATTGCCGAACGATTACTTGATCTCATTAATCGAAACAACGCAACTTACGGCGAATTATCGAAACAAACTGGAATACCTAAATCCGCTATCCAAAGATATGCCACTGGAGAAACAGAAAAGATACCTATTACAAGAATAGAACTACTCGCCAAAGCACTCCATTCAAGTGCAGCCTATCTTATGGGTTGGGAAGAACCTACATCTCTCCGCGCTCCGGAAGTGACAGAAGACACGGTCATCTTCCCTGTTATCGGTGAAATTGCCGCCGGGTATGACTACCCTGCGTATGAGGACTGGAGCGGCGAGACGGTAGAGATACCCAAGTCTTACCTGCACGGCCGCAGCCGGGACGACTTCTTTGTGCTCTCTGTTAAAGGTGACAGTATGTACCCGCAGTATATGGACGGCGACAAGGTGCTGATCCTGAAGCAGAGCACCATGAACCGTTCGGGCGAGATCGGCGCCATCATCTATGACGGCGATATGGCTACATTGAAGAAGATAGAGTATGTGGACGGTGAGGACTGGGTGAAGCTCATTCCTATCAATCCAGAGTATCAACCTAAGACGATCCGAAACGAGGACCTGGAGCAATGTCACGTTCTGGGCATTCCCCGCCTGCTGGTCCGCGAGATCGAACAGTAAAATCATAATGAAAAAAAGAAAAAGAATTATCCTTCTATTATTGGTGATTGTGCTCTCCGTATGTTTTATCCCCATGAGTGCATCTGCGCACTCTGGAAAGACGGATAGTGCTGGCGGGCACCATGATACTGCCACCGGAGAATATCACTACCATCACGGACATCCGGCACACGATCATAAAAACGGTGTGTGTCCATACGGCGATTATGACGACACGGATTACAGTTCTTCTGACTACACCTATGACAGCCAGAGCGCACAAGATTCACAGCGCACCCGCATTTCAGCCAGCCAGCCGGGTAGTAACCGTGTGACCTGGCAAATTGTGATCGTGGTCGCTTTGCTGGTGATTGCCGGCATATTTGCGCATAACGATAAAACTAATTTAACAGTAGCCGCATTTATCATAGCTGCCATTGTCGTCATTTATGGCGTTTCCACTTACTCGCTCAAAAAAGAAACTGATTTTTACAGAGATAAAGTCTGTTTCGTTACGGACGAGCACTCGTCCTACTACCACCAATATGGTTGTCCGGATATAAGTTCAGGGCTATTTTATGTTTACAGTATAGATGAAGCAAAAGAAGCCGGGTACGAACCCGACCCGGACTGTTGCAAACAATAATTGAAAAAAGAAAGAAGAGTAGAATATGGATATAGGTTTTGTTGTCCTTAACATAATTCTTTCATTGGCGCTTTATATTTTGCCGTATGTTATTATTCGTTTAATTCACCGAAAGCCATTATCAAATAAGGCTGCTGCGATTTTTACGATTACATGGGCAATATTATCCGCAGTCTTATTGATTTGCATAAAGTTCAAATTAGGCATTCCAAGTTCATCTTCTAGCAGGAGTCTCTACTGGACAGCAGTGTTCCTGGGAAATGGACTTGGCGTTGATATCCTTGTGCACAAGAAGAAAAAGAAGGTTAAGATATTACCGGCGGCAGAGGCGATAGCTTCCAATGATCCATACAATGTAGACGATGTGGAAGTGAATATAGTAAATGTTCCGGGTGCCAAGCAGCGTCAGCAGTTGGACAGGCAAATGAAAGCAGTTATCAGCCTGGCCGTAGTTGCCTTTATCATTGCGGCAATTGCTGCGGGCTTTGCCATATATAAAAATGCAGAGTGCCGCCAACTGAGATCGGAAAGGAATGCAGTTCAAAGATCATTGAACGCTGTCAATACACAGTATGACGATTTGAAAGAAAAATACGATTCGGAAATCAAAGACCGTGAGTTCATGTTTTCTAGTAACAATCAGAATGTGCTTGAACTGGCATTCTATAAGCGATACATCGTTTGCACTAACGACGAAAAGTATTATCATCAATACTCCTGTAAGAATTTTACAGAAACCAAATCGTTCCGTGTGTTCACCAAAGACGACGCAAAAAGACTTGGCTACAAGCCATGCCCCAAGTGCTTCAAGAATTAAGCGGCAAGGTATAACCCTATGGACAAACTCTACAAACAAATTGCAAAAATCGGCCGGCAGTACGGCGCGGCCAAGGTGGTGCTTTACGGCATAGAGGACCGGGCGCAAATGACATAAAGCAAAGGCCTATCTGAGTTGCCGCTCAGATAGGCCTTTGCTTGAAAAGTAAGCTCGGTCAAACCGCCTATACTTTCCCCGTACATTATAAGTATAACGATCGAGGCTTCCTTTTGCAAGCGGATCCGGAATTTGCCCGAAAAAAATCTTGCTTGAGTAGGTGTTGCGCCTATGAGTAGTTCTCGTAACGAATCTGTAGAGTACATCTACACTGCGTTCATTACGCTCAAGAATGGCAAGCAGGGCATTCTTGAGCTACAATCTATGGGAGTGGTACAATGAAATATGCAGCGGCATATATCCGCGTAAGTGACGACCGGCAGGACGAATACAGCCCGGACAGCCAGCTTAAACTCATTCGTGAATACGCCGGCAGGAACGGCTACTGCGTGCCGGATGAATATGTGTTCTATGACGATGGTATCTCCGGGCGCAGCGTAAAAAAGCGCAAAGCGTTCAATGACATGATCGCCTTTGCAAAAAGCAAGGAGCACCCATTCCAGGCAATTCTTGTATGGAAGTTCAGCCGATTTGCTCGCAACCAGGAAGAAAGCATTGTGTATAAATCCATGCTTCGGCGCATCGGCGTGTCGGTGATCTCCATATCTGAGACCATAGACGACTCACCCTTTGCCCCGCTGATCGAGCGTATAATAGAATTCATGGACGAGTATTACAGCACCCGCCTGTCCCAGGAAGTGACCCGGGGCATGACGGAAAAGGCGAGCCGTGGCGAAGCCATGAGCGCCGGTGCCTTTGGCTACGACCTCCAAAACAAAGTGTTCACACCCAACGAGGACGCGCCCACCGTTCGGTACATCTTTAATGCTTTTCTGTCCGGCAAAGGCTACCGCAAGATTGCCATGGAGCTGGACGCCATGGGCGTAAAAACCTACCGAGGCAACCCACCGGACAACCGCTTTGTGGAGTACATACTGATGAACCCGGTGTATGCTGGTAAAATCCGCTGGAGCACAGACGGCAGGGCCTCCAGGGACCGGTACAAGGGCGATAACAGCAAGGTTATGTATGTGGACGGCAAGCACCAGCCGATCATAGATCAAGACACATTCGATCAAGTACAGGAGAAGATCATGGAACAGAAAAGACGGTATGGCAAATGGCAGCGCAAGGAGCAGCCGGTTGCGTTCATGCTTAAAGGACTATTACGCTGCGACACCTGCGGTGCCACGCTGACCTATATTGCCGCCAGGGATCCCGCTGTACAATGCCACAACTACGCCCGGGGCAAGTGCAAGGTATCCCACTACCTATCCATACGAAAGGCCAACGCTGCGGTGATTGCTGCCATAGAAAAATCTCTGGAGACCCTGGAATTCAATGTGCTGCCAAAGGAGCAGCTGCAAAACGAAGTGGTAGACTACTCGCTGCTCATTCGCAAGGAAGAAGAAAAGATCAAGCGGGCCAGTGATGCCTACGATGCCGGGTATGACACGCTGGAAGAGTATGGGCGCAAAAAAAGAGCATTCCAAAATAAGATTGAAGCGCTCAAAGCCGAGCAGGCCAAGGTCGAGAAGTCACAGAGTAGCGAAATTCCGCCCCAGTTCGTCCAGCAAGCCAGTTTTGTGCTCAATTTGATAAAGTCTCCGGATACAGCGGAAAGCGTCAAGAACGAAGCCCTGCGTTCCATTGTAGACCACATCACATTTAAAAAGCCGGACAACACACTGGAGATATTCTACTATATTTGATGGATTTTTAGCCGCATTTTCCGCCACGAATTGAAAAACAAGTGCGATTTTTGGCTTAACGCCGTCATTTATTGTCCGTATTTTGACTCTATATCTAAATGCAATACAGTCCTCTTTATTGCATTTAGATATAATTAGGTATAGGAAAAGGCCGAACAGTCTTGTGAACTGCCCAGCCTTTTCTCACATGAGCTTTGTAGATATTGGAATTATGCGGATAATGTCACCATTTTTGGCTTTAACGCCAACAGAAAGTTGTTTGTAACGCAGTCCATCATCCACTAAAACAGCTTCGATGATCACATAGTCCGCAGTTTCAACCAAATCCTTGGTATCTTCCACAATCATTTTTCATTCCTCCTTTGTTTTTCGTTATACTACAAGGAGATAATAATTGTCAATACCCTTCACTAAAATTAAGTAAAAAAAGCAGATATGAAAAAGCCCACCGTTATCCGGTGGGCTTTCTGCTTCACTTAATGAATTTATGATTGTCTGCGCATTCCCACACACACAGCCAACCGGAGGGGCAGCGTGCCCACAGGTTGCCGGTGGAGAGCAGCTTGGTCTCCAGCACGGTGATGGTGGTGCCTGCCCGAAACATGGCGTCTGCTTTTGACTTGCTGCTGGTTGCGTGGCGCCGGCCGTCCGTGGTCAGGTCCTTCACCTTTTTCCTGCCGGCAGCAGCACCTGCGCCCTTGTAGATACCACGCACTGCCGTGGTGGTGTATGTACCCGGCTTAATGGTGGGCGCCTTGGGTGTTGCTTTGCGGTAGTTCACATCGCTTGCCGCGTAAACCGTCTTAGCACCCTTGGCATTTGTGAACAGCCAAATACCGCTGATGTCTGACGCAAGGGCGGCAGGCTGTACATACACTTCCCTGGCGTTTTTGACCTTGGTGTACTTCCGCCGGTTGGCAGTCATAGTGAACTTGCCATCATACCAGTACGGATCCAGCACGATCAGGTTACCGGATTTGTCCAGGCCGCCAATATAGATATAGTGACCGCCGTTGGAGAATAGCTTCTTGCCGCCACCGCTGACGCATACAATGGCCTTACCGCCTGTTTTTAGGTGTTTCCTCAAGTCATAAACGGTCTTTGCCCGCTTGCTCACAATGGAGTAGTGCTTTTCCAGGTATGCAGCCACCGTATTCATGTTGGTGCCGTCTGCGGACCGAGCGCCCATCAGTAGGCACTTCTGTGTCCAGGCTGCCGTGTCTAACCCGGTAAAGCCGAAGTTATGGAGCACCATAAGGCTGGCACACACCCCGCAGCCGCTGGTATAGATACAGCCGCTGGTTCCGTACTTATAGGGGTGGGTCTTGCTGGGGTATCTGATAGATTTGCACTTTTCGGTGGTCTGTCTGCAATAGTACAGCTTACTCATGACTTACCTCCTCACTCTCCGCCGTCTCCGTCCGTTCCAGCGCCAGGGTTTCATCCGCTTTCAGGGCGGCCTGGGTAAAGCTGTTGTTCTTCCACCATGCGGCCAGGGAAGCCGCCACGGCTACCACCGTTGACACAGCAGTATAGACTTCATCATCAGAAAAGGGCAAGGGATTTTTACCAAAGGCGTTTAAGAGTACATTCAGCAGCGACACCACCAGTACAGCGGTGCGTGCGATAGTTCCTGCGGTTACTTTCATTTTTAGTCCTCCTTTTGCGGCTCCTCCGGGAGCGCAATTATTTCATTATAGAATCGTGTCATCATACCATTGCCGCCCAAGGCATGGTAGGCGTCATACACCTTGACCATAGCTTCTTTGGCATACAGCGGGCAATATCTCCGCTCGGTATGCTTGTCGTGTTGTCGAATGATCTCGGCGCGCAGCATTGACTGCAAGCCGTTTTCAATCGCTGCGTACCGTGCGCTGTTTACTTCATCTATTGCCTTTTTGCTTTTCTTCCGAGCGATCAATGAAGCGATAACGGCAGACACGGCACTGCCTACCACCGTTGACACGGCAGCAGTCAGGGCGGCTGTGACGAATGCACTATACATCGGTCTCACCCCCTTGCAGCGCATTGATCTCTGCCCGGTACGCCGCCCGCTGCCGGCGGATTGGCGCATACTCCTCCTCGGACAATGCACCGTCTGTGTACTTTAGGCACAGGTAGTCTGTCTCAGCAAGTTCAGCCTTGAGGAATGCAATACGGCTTTCGGTTTCTACATTCATTTTGCCACCCCCAAAATCTCGATTTGCGTTCCGGCGCCAATGGTCTTTCCGTTTGTCGGAAAAGACAACGCTTTTATCGCACCGTGACCTTCGGTGTCCTTAAAGATATTGAATGTGATCCCGCTGGCGGCCCAGATAGTGCCACCAGTCATGGATTTGGCGGCATTGAAGTTGCTGGAAATATTACCCTTGTTGACCAGTACCCGCACCATATCTTCTACGATCTCTACCTCAGCAACGACGAAAGAGCCCTTGGCCGTGGCCGTTTCAAAACGAAATGCATTAGGTAACATACACTTTGAAGTGTACGAGTTGATGTACACAGTATTGTCACCAGCGGCAGAGTTTGAAGCGCTCCCCGCCACCGCCATACGCAGTCTGATCTTGCGGCAGGGCTTGGTGAGGTTCCACTGCTGGTTCGCTGTTGTATCAGCGTCAAAAGTTTTGGCGAACACGGGTTCCCAGGTCTCAACACCAGATGCGCCGGGTTCACCGGGATCCCCCTTATCTCCCTTGTCGCCTTTGGCGCCATCATTACCGTTCACGCCGTCTTTGCCTGCGGCACCTGTATCGCCCTTGGGGCCTACGACCTCACCCAGAAGTACAGTCGTACCGTCTGTGTAAGTGATCTGTAGCTCTCCGGCTTCTGTGATTTGTGCATCGGTGATACCAATGCCATCCGCACCGGCAGGTCCTTGCGCACCGGTGTCGCCCTTTACGCCCTTTACACCACGCGGTCCCTTAACATTACCCAAGTTATCCTCTTCGCCGTCAGAATACTCCAGTTGCAGTTCTCCATTGTCATTCACCCACGCGATATTGATACCACGACCGTCCGTACCATTTTTACCGGGAGCACCATCCGCGCCTGGCGCTCCGTCTTTGCCGTCCGTGCCAGGAATGCCCTGCGGCCCGGCTGCTCCATCTTGCACAGTGAAAGTCCTGGTGCTGTTATCACCGAATGTGACCGTATAGGTGTGTACACCGTTAGCCGCGCTCTCTGTGATACCTGCGATCTGGCTCTTCATTGTATCTGCCAGGGCCTTGGTCAGAGCGGACAGTTCATCACTCTGTGATAGGGCTCTATCACTGTAAATAGGTGCGCTGGACACCACTTGCAACTGCGGAGAATACAGTACCGCACCATCTGCATCCTGTACACGGATATTGGCAGTATGTGTGTTGGCACACTCAGTAGCCGTCAGTTCGTGAATGATACGCCCGCCTTCCAGCCGACACTCACCCAACACTGGACTATTATTGATCATCGAGTAATAAGCAGCTGTTACCTCGCCGGATTGCATATCCAGCGGAACGCCGCCCACATTCAGCGAAATACACAGTTCTCTTGACGCCTGGTCTCCGCCGGTCACATATACCGTTTCCTGCAAACCAGGTCTGCACACATCAAGAGATATATACATCTGTACTATGTTCATGTTCTCACCTCTCATTGAGTATAGCAAAAGGGGGGTGACTTTCGTCACCCCCCCGATTGCGGGTTATTTGCTTTTCAGCCAGGCGTTAGTACGCTTATAGATTTCATCTGCCGTGTACAGTCCGGTGTTGTACATCTTCTGTCGAATATTTCGGCGGGTGGTTTCATCGCCCTTAATGTACTTATCCTTGTACGCAGCGGTAATGCGGCTCTTAATATAAGCACCGTCTTTGCCCGCTTTTCCGGCTTTCTCAAGCTGTGAGATAATGCTTTTCACTTTGCCGGAACTGGTATCCATAGCCTTGACCACATCGGAGCTGCTGTACGGTATGCCGGTCTTGTTGGTATGGCCCTTAGCCATCGTTGCCACTTCATCCATCGTGAAGTAGTCATCCGAAGCAATGGCCCGCACATTCGCCTCGTATGTATCAAACGCGCCAACCTTATAGGCTTCCGCAGCACGCAGCAGCCGTTCATCCGACTTGCCGAACTCTCGGCGTATGGCCTTGTCCACCATATCCTCAGCCTTGTCCTTGGTATAGCCGTTCTTGACAGCCGTGTCTATCAGGTCTTGGCGCATACGCTTGGTGCCAGAGTTGTCATTCTTACTGATCGCCAACGCCACATCGCTGTAATCATAGCGCGACTTCAATTTGCCCTTAGGCAAATTGCTGGTGTCTACATGATCGCTCACATACTTCTCCAGCGCCTTGGCATCAAAGCCGGTGGCTACCACTTGGTCGAACTTCTCCTTGTACTCCGCCTTATACTCTTCTGTGCCGTCGTCATTCTCCTTGGCCGTGACTAATGCCTTGGCGGCGGACTCAATACCATCCACTGCCTTAACGGCGATCTCGTCACTAAAGCCCAGCTTAATAATATCTTGCAGCCGAGCATCAAAGCCGTCATAGTCACCCTCCAAATGAGCCTGCGCAGCCTTGCCGGCATTCTGGTCATTGGCCTTGACCGCAGCCACCAGCATACGGTTAAAGGTCTCATCGTCTCCGGCCTCTCTCTGCATACGATCAACGGTCTCCTGATCGCCGGTAGATACAGCCTTATAGAGCTTTGCGGACTTATCTGTATCCGGGAACATCTCAATGCCGAATTTCTCCAGCAGATCATCAATGAGCAGCTGACCCTTCATCTCGTCATTAAACACTTCCTTGGTGCCGGTTGCGCCTGTGTGCATATCCAAGGTGGCCTTGTGGATCACATTGAATACAGATTGCACATCCCGGGCCACATTCTTGTATGGCAGACCGACAAAGGCGGACAAGGCGCCGGCCAAGCGGTTGATCTTCTGGCCAGTGCTGATGGTGTCACTATCCATAGCCTGTACGGCGTCATACAAATCCGCAAACAGGTTCATATCTGCCCGGCTCACATCGTATCCCTGAAAAATAGAGATTACATCTTTCAGCATCGGAATTTGCCCCGACGGGTTCAAGTTGCTCCACATATTCGGCAGCAGCTGACCGAGGTACACTTCCAGGTAAGTCTTGTCGTCATCATCGTCTCGTGCTGCTGTAACGATAGACTGAAGAATAGCGTTGAGCGCCGCAGCTGCCACAAGCGATCCAACAACCCTTGTGCCATAGGACTTGGGGGCATTTCCGTTCTTCACCTGGTACACAGCGTCCACCAGCATGTTCAGAGAAGTGGTAGGCTCAGCCATGAAGGCCGTTGCCATCTTCATAGCGTTATCAGACGAACGCATCATACCGGATCGGGAAAATACAGAGTCATACACTTGGGTGCGGTCCACCACTTCAGAGAACCGTTCCCCGGCCTTCTGGTATGCAGCCTCACCGGTTAGGTGAAAATCTGTTTTGGCCTCGTGTACGCAGGCATTCCAGATATGTGCCCAGGTCAGTTCATCCGCCTTTTCCGGCAGCGCAGACAGCACGCTGTCCCGGTAGTCGCTATCCGTAAACAGCGCTCCCAGCTTTTGGCCAAATCCACGCGGCTTGTCTTCGTTGATCCAGTCCGTGGCCGTCTTGCCCATGCCGGTGTCAAAGTAGCCCATCTCCTTGACAATAGCCACCGGGGCGTACTTTTTCAGCTGTGCATAATCCCGCTTGCTAACAGTCGTGGCCACAAAATGCTTAGCCGGAATAACCGCCATCGCTCTGGCGATCGCAGACGGCTGCTGGATAGCCACAGAAGCAGACGCAAACACGGCGCCCTTCTTGAACAGACTGATACCCTTGTTCACATACCGTGAGCCATTGTCCGGTCGCACACCGCCGTTCAGGTCTCGGATGAATTGCTCAATATACCGTTTGGACTCCGTGTCCATATAGCCACGCACCGCCTGCGATACCGTACCGTTTTCGCCCACCTGGGTGTGGTAGTTATACACCCGCTGGAAGTCCTCCAGCGGCAGCGTGAACGCATGATACAACGCCATATCATTTACATGATTGGCCCACACGTCATCGAAAGACGAAATGACCAGGGCGTTGTTGGCGTGTACATTCAGCTGATTGGTAAAGCCGCTGTTTTTGATCTTGGCGTCACCGTTGGCCTTATCCTGAATATACTGCACATAATCACCGGCGGAACGCATGGGGATATAGTCGCTGTCCGTAAACAGGTCCATATCGTACAACACCCGAGATACCTCGTTGCCCTTATCGCCCATTGTATCTGCCAAATAGCGCTGCATATCCTGGGCGTAGGCTTTCTGCTCCTTGGTGAGCATATCGGTGGCCTTGGCAATGTCTTCTACGGTCAGCGGGTGCGCCGTGTTGTCCGTCAGCTCCACAATGCGCTTGCCACGCTTGGAGCGGGTAGATACCTTGTCAAACACCATACCGCCCTGGGTCAAGTGCTGCATTGCCGGTTCGCGCCGACTGAGCGCATACAAATAGAGCAGCTGTTGCAAATTGAATTTCAGCTTTTCGCCGTACTGGGTCTCCAAGGTAAAGGTCCTTCTTTGGTTCCAGTTGTAGGCATGGTACTTCTCTTTCATGCGCTGAGAATACTGCCGCGCATCGTAGCAATCCCGGGCCCAGGTGTCCTGACCGATGCGCAAATTATGAAAATATTTACGCAGCGTAGGCGAGCCCTGCATTGCAAAGAAATACTCCGGTTTTAGGGTGTTGTAGCCAAAGCCTTTCATGAACTCGATACACTCGTTGGTTTTCTTACCATTGGGATCCTTTTTGCTGCCCTTCAGTTCATGAATGATCTGCTGGCCCTGGCTCTCCACCGTGGCAGCCTTCTCCGCCTTGAATAGGCGGTTGCTGTTGGTAACAGCCTTTTTGACCGACCGGATCAGCTGATAGGTTTGTTCCAGCTCATCAGCGGTCATGTCGTTAATGGACTTGTCGCCAATGCTCTCCTTTAACTGGAGGATTTGTCCCTTAAACAGATTGTTGTAGTCCTCCACCAGAGTGGCATACTCGGTCTTTTGGCTATCATTGCCTTCTATTTTGTCGAAGCCGTCTCTAACCTTATTCAGGTAGCTGTCCAGCCTCTCCACGGCCTTGCCGTCCAGAACCACAGCCCGACCAAGTTCTTTCACGCTGTCCAGAAGTCCATTGGGTACCCGGCGCTCTTTGCCGCCGTTTGCCGCCAGGCTCATCAAGTCCAGTATCTGCTTCTTGATTTTGTTCTTCTGCACCGTCTTGCGCCGCTTTTCAACATCGCGGTGCCGCCGTTCTGCGTATAGCTGCCGCTGGGCTTTCAGCTGATCGGCGTACTGGGTACGCATATCTGCTTTGTCCTGCCGACTCTTGGATTGTACCGCCTTCAACTTCTTTTCATACCGCTGGCGGTAATCATCCTTAACGGACTGGAGCCGCTTGCGGTATTTGTTCTGCATCGCAGTAAAGCGATCGTTCTGCCGCTGAGCATAGGTCTTATACTCCGGGGTGTCCATGTACGCATCAAAAATATCATAGGCCACGGTAGTGGCAGCATCGTCCATGTCCATACCGTCATAAGAATAATAAGAGTCTTTCAACTCCTCCACGATCTCCAGCAGTCTCTCCGGCATGTTCTGGCTGTTCTCCTCCTCATCGAAAGTGCCCGGGTACAGTTCAGCCAGCTCCTGCCAAGCGCTATCCAAAGGCTGTCCATTCTTGGCCAGATTGACCGCACCAAACAGTCGTTTGCGGTAGTTGCCATACCGATCATGGTGGTAAGCCGTCTCCGCCTTTTGCTCATCGGACAGAGTGATTGCCATACCCCGCAGCGTGTCCAAAACCTCCTGGGCGTATTCGTCACGCACCGTGTGTTCCGGGGTGCTATCCAGCAGCTCATGAGCAATTTCTTTTGCCTGGTCCATGACAGACGAAAAGGTCACATCATCGTTGTTGCCAATGTAGTCAAACAGCCCTTTCAGCTGCACCATCAAGCGGGGTGTATCCATTTTGCTGCCGGTGGACTTCTTCAGCTGCCGGGCTACACGCTGCACCTGGGTTTGGGAAGTATGGTGCCCGGTCTCCAGCTCTTGACTGTCAAACACCTGGCGCAGGGTAATGTTCATCTCGTCCAGCCGCTTGTCATCCCGCAGCAGAGAGGTACGCCCGGTGTCGTCAATACTCTTGGACTTACGGCTCTCTGTCAGTTCTCCTGCAGCTCGTGTATCTTGTCCAGCAGTTCGCTCTCTGACGGATTTGTTGAGAGTATTTCTTCCATTTTTAGCACTGCCTCGTCCGATGACATAAAATCGATGAGTTCCAGAGTTGTATCTTCTGAGTATGTACGAAGTATTCTTAATACTGTTTGAAAGTACTTTGCGAATGTATTCCCTGTTATCATACTTTTCCTCCTCTATGGCATTGATAAATCGCGCAATTTCGTGACACTGTGAAGCAACATCGTCCTCCACATTCGGGTCAATTCTACCAATGGCGTACACATCACGGATAACCGGTCCATCTTCCATATCATCATAGACCACATACTTGTACTGGTACTTGGAGTTGTTCTCACACTCCACCAGTATAGAGTTGTCACTAATGCGCAGTCCGGCGTCTTCACCTGTTTGCATTGCTCTGTTATACTTTTTCTTTTCAGCACCGGTCAGAGCATTATCAAACCCAACCCGCTTTGAGTACCGAATATCCGGACTGTCGGTAGGATTACCATTGGTAACCTCTTTGATCTGATTGGAGTAGAACGGAATCGCAACGGTGTGCTGATCGCCGCCGTTTTTGCCGCCCTGATCTACAATGCCGTCATAGCCGCTGTCCTTCAAGAAGTCTGTGACTACATCCGGCACCGTGGTCCAAGCATGGGTTGTGCCGTTATCCAAATCGTCCTGCAACCGCTCCAGCCAATCCTCAATAGGAATGCCGTTCTTATCCCACATATCCGCCTGGGCATTGTCTGTGTCGTACCGGCTCATGTCTGCATCGTCCACATACGACTGCAAATCATCAATAAAGGACTGATCCAGCTTGCCGGTGTTGTACGGATTGGTAATATTCAGATAAGCCTGATACACCTTTTCTTCCCGGTAGTCCGGGTCGTTGTACTGGGCCTGATCAATACCCACCGCTTTTAGCACATCCAAGAAACGGCTTTCTTCGTTCCAAAGATTTCCATCACCAAGCCACATATCTACCAGTACGGACAGCGCATTGCCCTTGGCACGGTGCAGTTCGTAGTCGCTAAAGCTACCAATGCCTATTTGATTGCCGGGCTTCAAGACAATGTTATCGTTGTCGTCCAATGTAACCTGCTTGATCTTCTCGGTCATTGCTTTCTTTTCAGCTGCGTTCAAGGTGTTCCAGTATTCTGTAACCGGCTTGCCGTTTACCTGAAACTGGGTCTCGTAGCTGTCATAATCGCTATCATAGGCGAGAGAAGTATCTGCTTTATCCCTGCTGTAATTTGTGGCAATATCCGGATCGTCCGTAAAATACGCCATCGGCCCGGAGGTTGCCCGCTTGGGATCAAACACATAACCTACCCGGTCCGCTCTGGCAGTACCGTGGTAGAACGGTTTGATCTTACCGTCCTCGTCCCGCAGCTCCGGCGCCACATGCTTATACCGCCGCTGCTGTGCCTCCGTCAGTTCGTTGCCCTGACTGTCCACTTCCAAGGAATGCCTGGTGTTGTTTTTGCCGTTCTGTGCATTTTTTTGCCCATTCTGCATAGAATGAGTATTGACATCAGGTCCATTTTGTGATACCTTGGTGTTAGACGCAATCCCTTGCTTAAAAGGCTTCCTGCTATTTGCATAGCCTTGAGGGGTTGCGTTTTTTATTTTCACATCTGCCTTCCGCATATCCACGATATCATAGAACACCATCGCGTTCTGTGTGGTTATGCCAATAATCACATCAGCGGTATATCCGTTTTCACCAATCTTAAGGAGCACATCAGAATGTGCAAACTGCTTGAAGCTATCATTTCGGCTGTGCTTCAAGTCTTCAATCTTTTTGTTTTTGCCGGATTTCAGGATCTCATCCAAATTCTGTGCGGATAGCAGTTTATCTTTGTAGGCTGTCTTTTCCTTTGCTTTAAGGTACTGAGAGTATTTTGAATTCAAAAACTCATTTTTGCTAATGGCATTTACTTTGACTACGCCACCCCACAAATCTACACCTGATTTATATTCAGACAAAATATTTTTGATTTTTGTCGCCCACCGCGACTTGGGCACGCCAGCCAGTACATCATTATCAATAACGACACACGGTTCGCCGTCTTCTGTAATTTCAATAGAATGGCGAATTTCGGACTGACTATTTTCTGCTTCACCGCCATGCTTACCTTCTAACATTCTTTGGCGGTTGTCAATGGCATTGTCCAGCGCGTTAAAGAAGTCGTCCAGCACCGGCACCTGCTGCGCCGCCTTTTGACCGGCTCGTGCAGTGGTATTCAGCGTGCCCTGTCCCTCAATTACGCTGCGCACAGCGTCCAGCAATTTTGTAAAGAAGTCCTTGATCTTTTCTACAACGGACTTCTTTTCTTTTTGGGTCAGGTCTGTATCTTCCGCCAGCCACTTGGCGAACTTCTCGCCGCCCTCCTGCGTGCTGGCTTCACCACTGATGAAGTCAAAGATCATCTCGCTGACGGCATCTTCAATAGAATACTGCTTGCCGTTCTCGCTGTACCCATCTACATATTTCTGCAGCAGGTCAATCTTATCATCGTGCGCATAATCTCCGGTTGCCAGCATATACTCCACAATCGGCCGGCAGGCGTCCAGCATTTCCGCCGTGTTGTAGGCATGAGTGTACTCGCCCAGCTCGTGCATAAGCGTGGCGTAGATATGCCCACTGTCCGGGTTCAGCACCACCTTGCCGTTGGCAGGATCAATATAGCCGTTATCGTTGCTTTCCAGGCTTCCGTCCAGCACAATATCCAGCTTGGTCTTGGCCGCCACACGATCCAGGACTTCCTTTTCCTGCGGGGTAACCGTAGCTTCTCCGGTCAGCGTTACAACGCCGCCCTGGTTCTTATTTGCTTTGGTAACGGCGGTCTTGGTGGTGCCGATCTCCTTAGACTGCTCCTGACCGCTCAGGAACAACTCATTGGCAGCACCACGGTCCATAATCCCCATTTCAATCGGTGCAGACAGTGTATTGGCTGCCTGGTCAAATGTAATCTTGCCTGACGCACCGGCGTTGTAAAAGCTCTCCGCCGCGTGCAGATAGGAATAAGGGTTGACCTTGCTGTCATAATTATTTACCAGCGCATAAGCGCCCAGGGAGCCAAACTTGGCAGCGCTCTTATATACCGCCTTGGTGTTGGGGTTGTTGAACTGCACATAATCCGTAGTGGTCTTCGTACCGTCTTGCAGCTCGACCACTGTATGGCCGTCCTGCACCTTAAGAACGCCTTTCACCTGGCTCTCCGGCACAGGCTCTGCCCGCTGCCAGTCCACCGGCGTGGCAGCTTCAGTGACCAGCGCATTATAACTCGCGTCCGCAGAGCCGTGCTCAGTCTCTCTCTGTTCGGCAGGTTCTTGTTCTAAGCGTTCCTGCTCCAACTGGGCAATTTTAGCCTCAGTGATACCACCATAGGTGTCCTTGAACTCATTATACCCTTTTGCTTTTGGGTTTACAAGCAGTTCATTCATATATGCAGCAGAAGAACCGCCACGCAGCATTTCATAGGCCATACTGCGGGTAGTGGATTGTGCCCAGTCAGTGCTATTGTCCTGCAGCTCGGCGTACAAGGCCTTTGTGGTCTTGTCCCCTTTAATCTTCCCTTCGCCGTCGAAATAGCTGCTCACAAAGCGGCTGGCGGCCTTGTCCACATTCTTAACGCCGCTGTCTTGCAGCCGTTGGCGCACAGCGTCCTCCAGCACGGTCTTTTGAGCCTGCGTAGTCGCAATATCATCGCTGGTCTGCATTTCCATAGCCAGCTTTCCCAGCTGCCGCTTGGATATAGTTTTGCCGCTATCCTCTGCATCAGCCAGCTCGGCGGCAATGCGATACAGCTTAGAATTCTTATCTGCTGTCAGCCCGGCGTCAATCAACTCTCCAGCATTCCCGCTGCGGCGCAAATTCTTGCCATAAATATCCTGCTGCAAATGCCGTTCTCCGGACATGATTGCTTCGTTTGCGCCGCTCATCGCCATACCGGACAGGCCACCGGCTAAGAAAGCTGATAAATCTTCTTGACCGGCCATAGACACGACTTTGGCAAGCGCCTGGGAATTGCTCAATCCCTGGGCACGGCATTCATCAAAAGCAGCCATCATTTTGCTTTGGTTGCCGTTTGCCAGTGTATCGACAATGCGATCAAGGATATTACTGGCTACTTCTTCCGAACCCTCTGCCGCAAAACTCTTTGCAAGGCGTGCAAACACATTGCCACCAGCACCGAGGATCGCACCTAAGCCGAGTTTTTCTGAGATATATTCGACCGCGCCATACAGTGCACCTACGCCCAGCGCACGATCGTCAGAAAAGCCCTGCTCTTTCATATCTGTAACTGTCTGCGTGGCCGCTTCTGATGACATGATCAGTGAGGTGGCGTTTGAAGTAATATTCTTTACCTTTTCAAGTGTCGCACCACTCGTTTCACCCCCTGCTAAACCCACGCCGAGACTCTTACCGACCAGCATAGCAGCGACAGAATCAGCCATAGACATTCCTGCATTGTAGATCCAAGAACCGGTGTTTCCCAAAATGGTATTTTTATCTTTCCAATAGTCCTGATTCGCAATTTCTTCTGCAGTCGTTTCGCGAGTAGCGTTAGCCATCTTTCCGGACAGATTGAAAACATCGTATGTATCATCTACGGAATGGCCGGTTGCTTTAGCTGCTGCGCTGGTGATAAAACCCGGTGCACTCATTAGATTTTCACCAACAGAAGCGATATTTGCCACGGTGGCACCAACAGCACCGTCTTTTACCATTTCCTTTTGCGACTCCACAGCAGCTTCGGTTGCTCTTTGCTGCAAATCCTTGTTAATTGCTGATATATATTCATTTGCAGCGTCTGCGCCCTGTGTATTATACAGATAATTGTATGTGCCCCGCTGCACATCAGTCATTTGGCGATATTTCTCATCGTCCATCGTTTTGGTCATGCGGTTATTCCACATCGCCACATTGTCCGTGCCTATATTACTGGCAACACTGGCAATGGACTCAGACAATCCGTTCACCTTGCGATATACATCGTCCTGATTGGACTCGTCGATCTGCTTTGACTTAGCAGCAAAATCTTTTTGATTAGGAATATCCGAATATTTGTCAACGATTTTTTGTCGCCGCTCGTACTCCTCCATCTCCTGTATCTTCTTATCATATTCATCCAGCGCAGCCATGTGCCGATTGGCTTCCTCCTGCATTTTTGCGGCGCGCTCGCTATCCGTCCGCTCCAATGCGATACCAATCAGCTTGTCTATGGTGTTGCGTGTTTGACCACCATACTGCCGTGCATAGGACCTGCGCTCATCCTGCAAGCGTTCAAGATCACTCCGATCATCGGCCGCACGGATAATTTGGCGCCGCTGTGCAAGACTCTCCTCCGGCGTCTGCTGATGATATTCAGGCACTTCATTGCGCCTATAGCTATTGCGGGCCAATACATCAGCGATCTCCTCTTCCGGGTCGTCATACTCATATCTTTTCTTTTTCGGATCGTAAAATCTGGAATTTTTTCTTGTGTCCTCAGCAACGCGCTCAGCTGCACCAGAATGCTGTACCACTTTGGCAAAATTTTTGCTTTTTCTAATATCCATAGTTTTTCCTCGCCATTCAAAACAGTTTTGTACCCAAACTAAAGTTCGGCTTCCCGGGATTGGGCGGTATGCTCACATTGCGTTTCTTCACATGCAGATTACCGTTTTTATCCTCTTTAATCTCAACCGCCTTGCTATCAATAAGGTAGTCGAATTTTGCCTCGCTGATTGGGCCATACCCCAAAGCGAGTATCTCACTTTTTGGTACGCCATGATATTCCGGCTTCACCTTATTTTTTCTCTTACCGCCAGTGTCAAAACCAGTACCGGAGCCACCTTTTCCACTGGATCTGGAAGAGCGAGAAGAGCGTGAAGCCTTTGCGGCCTTGGCAGCTTCCTCCTGCTGCCTTTTCCACTGCAGTACATCCAGCTGGTAATCCTGATCAGCCTTCCACTTGGAGAGCGCTCTGTCCGCCTTGCTCTCACCCAAGTTGCCCTCATATTTGGCCATATCGCTAAGGAAGGACAGGTTATCACTGTATGCCTGACTATCTACCGCACCGGTCTTTTCCACCGCTGCGTCCCACAGAGAGCGTGCGTTTTGTAGAGCTTCCACCTTGTCCTGGTACTTTTGGTAATCAAACGCACCGGCCTCGTTGGCTCGCTGCCCACCGGCGGCTTTATTATCCATTTCCCCGGAGTGGATTTGGTTTGCCGTAGACAATTTGGACAGCAAGTCCTCATTCTGACCGGCCAATCCGTTCATATAGCTCTGCTGGGCAGCAGGCACGGTGTAGTCCGTGTCATAGCCACCGGCCATATTCTCTTCTGCGTTAGTCTGTGTGTCCGCTGCTGCCAGCTTTGATAGCGCCGCATAGTCTCTGGCATAATCGCCGAACACATCAGCGTTGCCGAAATTGGAAGACTGGGCACGGCGATTGAGAATATCATCCACCGCACCCTCTACCATCTTAGCGAATGTACCGTTACGGTAAGGGCCAATTGCGCTGAGTTTCTTGTCATAGTCGTTCCTGTTTTTCTGTGCATTTTTGGTTGCCGCAGACTGTTTCACCTTGCCAAGCGCTTTTCTGGTCTTAGAACTGTAACTCATCCAATCCCTCCTTACTTCTTGTTAAGAATTTTACGCTGAAGTTTGTTGTTCCGATCGGCAATAGCCCTTTCCTGTTTGCGTGCCTGCTGGCTCTCGTTCAGGTTGCCGTAAAGCTGCTGTTGACCGGCGGCAAAGCTACGGTCATCGTTCCATTTCGCATAACCATTGGAAAGGGAAGTATTGAACCGATTCGTGTTGTAGTCCATCTTGTTATAGGCGTTGCCCACAGCATCCTGATACTGCCCATACTGCTGCTGATTCACACCATTAAGAAGGTCATAGGCGTTCTGCTTGCCTTGCTGCTGTTGGTCATACTTCTGATACGCCAGGGACAGAAGCTGCGACTGCGTATTGGACAGGTTGTTTAACTGCGCCTGGTTGGCAGCATTACCCGCCGTAGTCGCCGCAGAGGAGGCATAGCCACCTGTTGCTGACGCCATCTGGCCCATAGTGTCCAGCATATCATTACGGCCCTGCGCCTGGTACTGTGCCCTATAGGCCTGGTATGCAGCGTCATTGTCTGCGTCATAAGAAAACTTTGACTTTAAGATGCCACCCAACATGTTTTGCAGCCGGGCGGTATAGTCCGTCAAGCCGTTTGCCTTGGCATACCCGCCATAGCCGCCGTTTAACAGAGAATTGTAGCCTTTGACACTGGCGTCCATGTCCTTCTTTTCCTTGGACTTCATCAGTGCTTTATAGTCCTTGGAATTGGTCCATCCGCCGCTATACTTATTGACTGTTTTTGTCCAGCTGCTTAGGTTCTTTTGCGCAGCCGTCTGTTTGGGCTTGCTTTTCTTCGGTTTGCTCTTTGCCATTTATCTGATCCCCCATATATACGATATTGTTCGTGCTGTGATCGTCACGCTGCCGCTTTTCACATTGGCAGAATAGCAGTTGTCGATCGTTACCGTATTTCCTGCATAGTCGCCGTCCACGGACCACACAGTAAAGTTGTTTGTTGCGCTAATGTTCGTATGCGACCCGCGAACGGCAGTGCAGCTACGGTCTCCGTCCAGAATAGGGCACAGGGCGTGCATCCAGCTATTGCTAAAGCGGATAAGCAGAAAGCGGTAGTTGTCCACGCTGTCATTCAGAGTGATCGTATCGCCAGCCTTTGCGGTACTCCCGCTGAACAGTAGAGCGGATGACCGACCGTCCCGGATCATCTCGTCCACCTGCTCCGTTTTCAGGCCTTTTGTACTCTGCTGATCACTGTCTCCGCCATTGGTTAATGACGCCAAAAAAGTCCGCGTCAGATTCTGTTCGTCCATGTTGTTCAGCGCATAATTCAACTTATCTGCCATCTGGTTCAGGTACAGATACAGACGCTGTATCCGCTGACTATCTGTTACGCCGTCAGACGGCTTACCAATGTTAAAAGTCATAAGTCACTCCCTAAAGTCATTGTGTTTGCAATACTGATCACCCGGACATCTCCGCAGCCTTCCAGCCGCAGCGCATAGTGATCACAGGCTTGCGGAACGATATTCAATACTTCCGTCTTCGGTGTACCATTACCGGTCAACACACCCATTTGGATCCACTGCCCGCTGCTGTCGTACTGAATAAACGCTTTGAGCACAGCGCCCAGCGCAATCTTAGCCCGCAGGTTAATACGGCTGACGATCTTCTTGTCCGGGTACGAAAAGTCTATGGCACCGGTCTCCGCGTACCATTTCACCTTGTCTTCCGTTTGGTACAGTTTCAGTCCGGACAAAGCTGTCTCGTTGTGTCGGCCAAGTTCATGGAAAATACAGTTCGGGTCCATTGCATAGACCGACCCGGTGTAATCCGTGATAAAGTGCAGATACCGCATTCCGTTCAGACGCACCCACAGGCTGGTATTCAGGTCATAGACAAAGGTCTCGTAGCCGCCGTCCGTCTCGTTCTTCATAGAGATATAATACTTTCCAAGGGAACTTCCGGCGTTGGCTTCTGTGTATCGTGTGTTACCCAGGGCAGCGGAAATGTTGGTCACCGTGCTGCCATCAAATACACACACGCCGTCCAGCGACTTATAGAATACTGCTCCATTCAGCACCGCCAGTGATCCGGAGCAGTCATTTTCAACGCCGCGATCTTCAATGGCAATGCGTTGGTATGCCGCCGGATAGCCGCCGTAAATGCCATAAATCTTATTTTGTTTGAAGAAGTACGGCATATCGTTTAAGGACACCGCGCCGGTAAACGGCTCATCATCACCCAGGGACAATGCGTAGGAGTCAGATGCCGTATTCTCAAAGCAATACCAGTTGGTCGGATCGCCCAGCTTGCTGGCGTAGATTTGGTTAATATGCTTACCTGCGGAATCTTTGCCGTACTTGCAGCCCCACACGCGGTTTTGTGCTACAGTGACAAAGTCAAATTCCGGAAGCACTTTTTCTATTCTGTTTGGACAGTGATATGTGGAATCAATAGCACGCAGAAGGCCCTTAACAATCAGCCGGCTGCCGTCATCGGCTACAGAATGTACATTCGCCCATTCGGTAACGAACACACTCTTGCCTGCAGACACCGAGAACTTGACCGTATCACCTGCCTTAACGGAAGCAAGTATATCGTCTTTGATATCTGTCGTGTCCACAAGCACATAGGTCACCGGAACTGCGATCCAATCGTCTGCTGTGGACGAATATGCCTTGAACACAGGTGCATCATCGTTAGTGGTATCTACCCAATATGCGTAGAACCGAGTATTTGAAAACAGCACATTATCGACCGCCACCCAAGCACCATCTTCATTTTTGTATAGCGTACCCTGACTAAATTTTTTAAGTCCGCTACCTGTTGTCCCGGTGGTATCCAGCCAATAGTCATTGCCTTTTGTGCCAGGGTCTTTATCCTGCCGCTTCCACGCGCTGGCAGCCGCAAGAGTATTGAACTCGCCATTGCCTCGCACGGCCATTAGGTCACCGCTTGACCGCACAACATAAGTACCTACAGCAGCACCGGCAGGTTTTGCAGCACTATATATCAACCGAGTGTACGGAGCACCGTCCGCACTGCACATATCACAGCTGAAATAAGTGTCAGTCGTCTTGTCGAAGGACAGCGGCAGCACACCCTTGTCCGGCTCCTCCGTGTCAAAATACAATCCGTATGGGAAGATCAGGATTTTTGTACCAAAGTTCAGCATTTGTAATTTGCCGTACACGGTCGCAAGATTCTGCGTACGTAGATCAAGGACGTATCGCTTTCCGGCGTAATACAAAACATCCCCCAGTACCGATGTTATGCGCCCATTTTTTATCATGCACCCAGAATTGTTTCGTTGAACAGCATTTTTAATGGTCATGATATCTGTTATATCTTGTTGAAGAAGATGATTTATCTCATCCTGATAAGAATCCAGCATTTTCTTTTTCAATTCATCATCTGCGATTTTCTGCTCTTCCTCTGTTGCTTTTTGTTCTCTATCCGCATAATAATCGTTGCAATAATATTCCATCACCACAACAAGTTCATCTTTCGTAGGAACAAACTTCTCAACATAGCCTTCACGAACAGAGTCAAAGTCCCTAGCATAAAAAGTAGCCAACACCTTCCCATCGTTAGCGGACTTCACACAAAACACCAGACTTCCAAGTTCACACTGCAAATACTCAGTAGGATCACCCGGACCAGCCGATATTGTAACCTTATCCGCTATAGCACTTATGAACCTCACATGAAATTCAAATGTTATGCGACGGTCAAGAGAAAGTACAGTCTTGCCATCTGGTAACGGTCTGCCGTTATCGTTGTCTATAATCGTAAAAGAATATTCATCGCTTGCGATTGCAATTCTATTAGGTACTACTGTCCCATCCTGTAATGAGAACCACTCGTACTCGGTCTCTTTGCCTATTTCAGGATATTTGTACCGGTTCATCGGTGCGCGGTTGGACAACATAGGGTAATCGTCCAATGTGATATTCTCGGTATTAAAGAACTCTCCAGCCTGCTGCACAACTCGGTGATTATAGCCCAGGAATGTGGAGATCATCTCTCGGTTGTTGCTCACATTGCTAAGCACTGGTCTTTGCATACTCGCACCTCCTAAAAGCGCAGCGGCACATTCTTGGCCGCGTGCGTGCGATTGTACTGGTTACGGAATGAGGCCAGCATTGTATTGAATACAGAATTTACAGCGCTGTATCGGTTAAAATCACCGGTGTACAGCAGCATTTGGGACTGCAAGTAATGTATGTAAAGTTCGTCATAGGGAGACGGCACAAGCAGTTCCTGGGTATTCGGAGTTTTCTCCGTGTACCCGGCAAAGGCAGGTGCGCCCTCTCTGGCGTCCATAATTTCCAATTTGATTTGTTTATCAAGTCTATTCAGCCAGGCGATTTTTTCGTTCATCGAAAAGGTCGTGTTGGGGCACAGCTTGTCCGCCTGGTTGACTGCTTCCGCGATCGTCATATTGTTGTTCCCTCCTCATAGTAAAAAGGGCGGACGGAATATTCCGTCCGCCCTTTGTCGGTTACATACCGGCTGCCTGTGCAGCCAGCTTTTGAATTAGCTTGGCGTTCTCTGCATCCATCTGAAGTCTGCGGTTGACTACCTCTGCAATCGGCTCCGGCACTTCTACCGGGATACCACGCTCGATCTGATATGAGCCAACGCCCGCCACAGAAGCAAACATGTGGCTCTCGTTGTTCATCGGGTCCAGCGGAATAAGCACAGGCACCATTTTCCACTTAGGTGCCGTTTCTTTCTTCTCAGCCGTTTCTTTCTTCTCAGCCGTTTCTTTCTTCTCAGCCATTTCTTTCTTCTCAGCCATTCTTAATAGTCCTCCAATCAGTTTTCCGTGGTGCTGGTGTCTGCACTGCGGTAGCTACAGCTCTCAAAACGAATGATGGCATACTCGTTCAGAATCTTTGCACCGTGCGTAGCCTTCCAGCCGGTGGAGCTACGCTGGTTCAGCGGATCATCGCCATAGCCCAGCGGCTTAACGATATAGTCCAAACCCAGGCCATCCAGCTCGGTAACGCCGTAAGCATTGGCACCCAGGAACAGCGTGCCGTACACAGCCAGCTTGGAGCCAGAAGTCTGCTTGTAAATCTTAGCGTTGGAAGAATCGACAAAACGGCACTTACCAATCTTACCGATCTCGCCCTCGAACAGAGCGGTAGTGTCCGCATACTTGTGCATTTCCTCCCACTCGCTGGACAGCATAATATCCGTCTCCACATCAGGGTGGATAATGCAGACATAGTAGCCATCAATGGGGGTAATATCCCGACGCTTCAGCTCGTTGACCATCTTCTTCACATCAGCCACGGTCAGTTTGTCAGCCGCAGTCAGCGTATCACGAGAAGTCTTGCCGCCGGCATAAGCCACGCTGGTGGTTGCCTGCATAGCATTTCGTGTCACCAGGTCAATGGTGTTGCCCGCCTGGTTGCCCTGCTCTTTGCAGTCCTCCACGATCACGTTATCGAACGCGGCAGTCTGCAGCATATCGGTGTGCTTAATGTAGTCACCATACTGGCTCACAGTGGCCTTAATGGCGGTCACAGTCCGTTTGGTGCCATTAGGCGTTACGCCTTCCACAAGCGGGGTAAGAGCAGGCGGCAAGCTGGAAAACTTACGCCACTCTGCTACCTTGCCGGAGCCGCGCGGAATGGGCTTTTTCTGCCCGAACTGACCATGCACCAACTTGGGCTTGGCATTCTCCAGCAGCTCCTTAATGTAATATTCCTTGATTTCAGCCGCAAGGCCGGTGTCAGTCGTTGCAGCCATATTAGCGGTGCCATCGAACATCTGCAGGTTCATTTTCTTATTCATGTTTCCTCCGTTTCTGACAGAGGATCGGTTTTTACTTGCCGCTAAGGAATCGTTTGATATCCTCCGGCGTTTTCAATTCCCCTGTCGCAATTTTCTTGTTGATGAGTTGGTGCTGCTCTCTTGTCAAGGCAGCAATGTTGACAGAAGTCTTGACCGCAGGAGCGGTAGAAGATGCGTTCTCTTTTGGCACATGACCGCGTGAGCGGATCGTGTCCGCAGCGGCTTTCGCTGTACTCTGAGCGGCAAACTGCATTGCGCCACCGGTGAGCTCGGTAAGGTGGCGTGCTTCAAAGGCAGTCTTTAGCGTGATGCCGGGGCATTTTAACAGAGAGACAAACTCAGGATCTGCCAGTTCTGCATCCAAGTCAAATGCGTCCCCATACAAGGACTTGACCGCCTCGCTCTCGTCCAGCCACTGCTGGTACTGCTGTACTGCTGCGTCCTGCCGTTCGCGTTCCTGCATTTCCTGGCGGAATGCAGCGTTTTCACGCTCCAGCTTGTGCATCTGCTTCAGTGACTCGATTGGCACACCCTTCTCAACTGACTCCTGCTCGTAAAAGCTGTTGTCGTCTTCCAGGGCCTGCATGAGTGCCTCCGGGTCCGTAGCGTCTGCGCCGTACTTTTCGCCCAGCATATCAAGCAGGGGCAACACCCTGTCATACTGTGCCTGTGCGGCTTCATCAGCACGGAACCGCTTCTGCATTGCAGCGTTGATGTGCTTTTGATACGCATTTTTGTACTTGTCCTTAATCAGAGCCTTAAACTCTTTGTCAAGGTCTTCTGCTGTGCTCTCCTGAGCACCATCCTGCGTGGCGGGCGCAGTATTGTCTGCCGTATTGTTCTGCGTGGCGGGCGCACTGCCGGTGCCGTCTGCTGCACCGCCCTCACCATCGAAAAGCTGCAGCAACATGGGCATTAATTTGTCTGTTCTCATAGGAACTCCTTTCTGTCCGTATCAGGTGGACGAACCCTTTACTCGCATAATAACAAAAGAGGGGGCGATCATGTCACCCCCCCTTTCAGCTTATTTGGATGTGCCCCGGATAGCTCTCGGCCAGTATTTCCATCCCGCACCGAAAAAAGGTAAACGCTGCCAGCACCGTACTCTCATTTGCCATCGGTGCGCAACGAATACACACATTTCCCGGAGAAATCTTGATCTGTGGTTCACACAGTAGAGCGCCAGCTACATACGCCCTACGCACGACTTCCGCCAGCGTGCAGGTAAGGGCAGAAACAGCAGCGCATACCAGGTCATGATCCTGTTCGTTGCGTGGCGCATCGGCGTGGCCTTTCAGTTCTACGGAGCAAGCACCAATATGTACCGTAGTCATTATTCCGGACTCGTGCTTGTGGCTACTCTCTTGCGTGCCTGCGTTGCAAGAGAGTTGTCCTGGTATTTGTCTGTGTTACCTAAGCTGTCGCTGGCGGTCGGCGTTGTGTCCACCGACTGCGTGTCTGTCACCGCCGCACCGCTCATTGCACCCGGTGTCATATCCTGACCACTCATCAGATCTTGACCAGTCAACTGCTTGATGATCTCATTGCTGGTGTTCAGTGCCTGTGTCATTTGCTGAATAGTGTTCCACATCGTACCGTTTGCCTGGACCCGCTGCACTATGCGGTCTTTGTGGTTAATATCCATCATATCCAGAAGTGCCAGAGCCTGATCTGCGTTCTGCGGGTTCAACACGCCCAGGTTGTACATCTGCACTGCCAGCTCATTTTGAGCCAATTTACTGTAAGGGCTGGCCTTGCTGGCAGATACATCTACATCGAAGTTGGGCATCTGGTAATACTCATCGTCCGGAAACAGCGTTTCGATACGCCGCTCCTGCATATTCTGATTTGAGAAGGTCTCAAACGATACAGATCCATCCGCGCCGGTAATACGGAACACACGAGGCATATCGTAGAACTGCCGAATACGCTCGATCACCATCAAGATGATCTCCTTGTATGCCCGGTATGTGCCCTTGATTTGCCAGCGTGAAGTCTTGCTCCCAGCTTCCTGCATAGCGCTGATTGCACTGGCTGCCGTTACCCCGCTGCTTGTACCGCCGCTGGACACATCACGGTTGCCGCTGGTCTCCTTCATCTCGTCAATCTTGTGCATGAGCACATTGTAGGCGTTGCCGTCTATGCCATTGATCACGATTGGCGCATAGGTGTCCTGGCCCACATTGTTACCCACCTTAATGAAATGCTTGGAAGTATCCGCGAAGTCGTCTTCGTTGATCTCACCATCGTCACGCACCAAATAGCGCGGAACAGAGCTCCAAATCGCGTTTTCCAACATCGCCTGGGACAGCTTGTCGATATATTCCTGCGGTTCCTTACAGAGGTCCACATAGCCATATCCGGCAGGACTTCCGGCCACACGGAACAGCGGGTCAAACACAAAGGGATATTTGCCGTCAATATACAGCCCGGTATCCTTCCGTTCTGGGTCATTCTCAGTTGCATACAGCACTACACCGTTGCAGAACTTCACATAGTGCACCACATTCTTGCCGTCCACATTCACCTTGTAGTACCAGTCTACCACCTGACTGCGATTGCTCTTGTCCACCGTATCATCAAACTGGTACTCTGTTTGTATCACACTGTGCATAGAGGATAATCGGTCCTTCAGCTGCGGATACTGAGACACCAGTACATCGTTATTGGCAGAAGTGATATGAAACAGATTGGCCGAGTCTTGGATATTCTCAATCCCAGGCTCCCAAGCAAAATTCAGGATATCGCACTTTTTAACGCTCACATCGCCAAGGCCATTCAGCTTGTCCTGATCCCACACCACAGCGTATATGCCTGTACCGTTCAGGACCTTGGAGTGCACTGCCTGGTCAAACTCCTGTTCAAAGCCATTCTCATCCAGCACCACCGGCACCACGGCAGACAACTGCTTGGCCGTCTCCTTGTCGCCTTCTTCCTGCGGCAGAATATTTGGCTCAGGGAAATTGTCCATATAGTCAGCGACCTTGTTATCCACGCAGGAATGCAGCCATGCAGATGCCGGCTTAATGCGCTTGTCACCCTCTTTGCCGTGATCTGACTTGAAGTTGCCCCAATGTCGCAGCTTCCACCAGTTTTGGTTGGCCACCACTCGGGCATCTACGGACGCCTTACCAGCCATGTACTTATTCAGCAGCTCCATAGCCCGCTGCACATCTTCTTCTGTAATGGTGTGCAGTTCTTCCTCTTCCGGCTCTTCGGCTGACATTTCGTCCACCAGCTGCTGCGCCTGTTTGATCGGGTCACCAGACCGTTCATCAGCAGCGGGCGCTACGGCATCTTCCGGCTTCTTTTGCGGCTCCGTCTGCCCCTGGGCGTGCTGCATAAATTCTTCCTTACTCGGCTTTTTCTTTTGCTTAGCCATAATCAATATCCTTTCTTCATTTGATCCAGAGGGTCATCTGCCAGCGCTCTGGCCGGTATCTTCCGCCTGGGCGGTATCTTCTGCAACATAGAAAAATAACGGAACTCATCCATTGCGTGATCCTCAAGTTCCGTATTCAAGTCCTCCACCTTGTGTTCGTCATACATCATCATAGGGATGGTCCGGATGAAGTCCTTACAATTCTTGAACACATACATCATCGGGTACCCACGATCATCAAACATCAGCCTGTAATGGCACTGCATCCACCCGGCTATGCGGGTGTTATCGCCGCGCTCAAAGTACACGCCGTGTCTGTTTGCCGTCTCCGCAATGGAATACCCATCATCCTTGGCGAAGATAGCAGGGTCTGCTACGCCGGTAATATGTCGGCCCGCCAGCAGCGGGTCATGCGTTTCTATCTCTCTGATCTTCTGGAACACGATATCCGCCGGCAGTTTCAGTCCCTCGTTAGGTGAAGTGCAGCCGTACCATTCCTTAATGCGGTACACCACACCATCATATCCCTGAGCCCACCAGCCGCAAGAGAATGGCTTGCTATACCCCCAGTCGAACGAGCGATACACCTTCCAGTCGGCAGGAATATCAAACGGATCTATCACATGGGTCCACCTACGGTCTGTATAGTGGTCCGGGTTATTCCGCCATTCCTCGAAGAACTGGCCAGAGAACACATTCCAGTCACCATACCGCCATGCCTGGCGCACCTTGGCAGGCAGTGCGTCCAGCTGCTGAAGGTACTTTGGGCTGTTTTCAAGCAATATCTGATTGTCCGTCACCAGGGACTGTATGAACGAATAATCCTCCGGGTTCTCATTCTCATCGTACACCCGATCAATGAACAGTCGCTTGACCCACTGGTGACCAACACCGCCAGGGTTGCAGGTAAGGTACATTCTTTTGGGATGGCTATTTGTACCACGCACACAAGCCCACAAAGTCTTGAACATATCCTCCGTGAATTGCGTGGCCTCGTCCAGGTACATGATATCGCACTCCGTACCTTGGAAGCGGCCCAGGTCCTTCTCTCGCTCCAAATAGCGAAACAATATGCGACTGCCATTAGGAAATGTGATCGTCTTCTTACTGTCGTTGTACACGGCCAAACGCCGGTGCCTATCCGGATGATAGCATTGCAACGCCCTGGTCAGTGGCACGATATGATTTTCCGTAAGCTCGGGATAAGTCTTGCGCACAATAATTTGCGTAATACCCGGGCAGGCGTAGCTCATCACCTTAGCCTTGCAGTCAACTACCCAGCTTTTGCCACCACCTCTGGCACCACCAAAGGCAACAACATTGTGAGTGTCTGTCAGGAACTCCACCTGCTTAGGCTGTGGCGTGCCCAGGTCCAACACTTCACTTGGCATACTTCTTCACCTCGTCTGACAACACCACCTGCACCTCTGGTACGCCTGCAGCTACGCTGTCGCTTTGGCTCTTCAGGTGCTCTATGCGCGCCTGCTTCTCCTGTCTGTCCAGATCGTCACGCACATTCAGAAGATCCTTTACATCCTTCAAGCTGGAAGCAATCTGTTTAGCGCCGGCACGGTCCACAGCCACACCTGGCACACGCACCACCTTGTACTCGCCGTCTTGATGCTCCACGGAGCACATTTCATTCAGCTCCTTTATGGCTTGGTCCAACTTATCCATAAGATCGTCCGCAAGGCGGTGCAGCCGCTCAACGCGCTTTACTTCCTGCTCCACAGACATGTCCATATATTTTTGTTCCACTTTGGCCCGGTAGTCGTTCCTCTGTTCCGTCCACTTCTCGTTAGCTGCCCTCTTACGCAGCGTGGACTGTGAACAGCTGTACTCGTCTGCCAGGGTCCGCAGGCTCTTACTGCCGGAGACATATTCTCGCCTCACCCTATTCCAGTCCACTTGATCACCTCACTATGATTTAGCATAACAAAAAGAGGGTGACTTTCGTCACCCCCCCGATGATACCATTGCTATGCGTCATCGTGCAGCTGTGCCAGCGGACAGCCTTTCCAGCAGTAAGAGGTGCAGAATGACCGCATGTGTTCATCTTTTTTGACCTTAGACCGGAATACCACACGCAGCCCGGAACTATCATACACTGCCGGTGCACAGTTGATCTGTACCGTCTCCTGGCTGTCATAGTAAGGACAGATAACCTTGGCATCTCCGTAGCTCTTCTGCTTTGACTTTGACATTGGGTGCCTCCTTAGCGGCCTGTACTCCCGAACCCGCCGTTACCGCGTTCGGTGTCTGCCAGCTTGTCCACCAGCACCGGCTCCGGTGTGTCGATCTTGACCACCACCAGCTGGCTGATCTTGTCCCCACGGCGCACGGTATAATCCATACCGCTGTGGTTGTACAGCTTGACGGCGATACTTCCGGTGTAGCCGACATCAATCACGCCCTCGCTTGTAATGCCATATTTCACATTCAGTCCGCTTTTTGATTTTAGAAAGCCTGCGGTATTTGGCGGCAACTCAATATGTACACCGGTGTCAACGGTCACCGATCCACGTTCCGGAATTACCATGTCCACCGGAGAAATCAGGTCGAGTCCTGCGTCCATGTTGTGTGCTCTTACAGGCATTAACGCCTGCTTGTCCAGTTGAATGTTCATTCTCTCGCCTCACTTTTAAGCCAATCAACCTTTGATTTCTTTATAATTTGGTTCAAACATTCATCGTATCTTGAGTCTGTTAAAATATCGTGTATGTGTAAATACACTGTCGAAAACACAGCATTATCCCATTTTTCTTTGTTTTTTAATTCATACCCCTGTTGTTTTAGCTGTGTACTAAATTTTGGGCACAATGCACCAAATAAAAAATATAAATTCATTTTTCCACCTCGCTTTCAAGCCATAGCTTTCTGTTTCTTACGCACATTGTCCCAATAAGCCGGGTGATAAGCTACAAGATATTTACCGTTACAATCCGGCAGTCTATCATTTACGCTAATCCAGCCGTCCGGCCGGTTAAAACTTGTCATTCCTGTACACATTGTGTTTTCTCCTTTCCGGTAATCAACTCAGAATATGGTAGGCTCTTAATCCAATCCATAAACCCAACAGACCACTCATCTAGCTTATGGTTTTTGCGAGACTTATAAATATTAGCCAGAACTTCATAGTTAAGCATAACCGTACGTTTCTGATTGTAAGAGCTTGGCAAGAACTGAATCATTTGCCGCCACCACTCTTTTTTAGCGTCTGTATTACACCAATGACATACGTCCCTTACCTCGTTCAATAGCTTAATAGTTTCTTTCAAATGAACAAGACAAGAATTTTCAAGATGTTCACAACTAAAATCTTCTATCGTAAATTCCTTTTCTGCAATCTTGTGCATAGTCGAACAAGAGTTAGCAACTGTGCCGACCTTATATGTGTCAAATTCTTTCCACCAATATAAAGGCGCAGTAATATCAACATATACGGCAATCATTCGCATGAATTTACGATGGTCTGTGCCGGCATTGCGGAGACGAGTCATGAGATTCATGTCGTCATAGCCAACAACAAACTCTTTATTTTCCATTCGACTCTTGCAATGATTTCTATCAGCTCTACATGTGTGACAAGCGACCGTATCAAAGCAAACCCCACTATCGCTCTTCTCCCAAGAATTCATCGGATTGCGCATTCCTCTAATGGCTGCTTCCCAACCCATAACCTCGGTGTTTTCAAATTTGATCATTTGATTTTACGCTCCTTTAGAAATCTTCTATATGACCTACTATATTTTTTTAATATTAAATACAGCATTATAGTATTCGTTTGTTCGGTAGACTCTGATATAGCTGTTAAATAAGGATAATGCTTTTTATCGTCTATTAATGTTTTAAATATCAAGTCTAATGCGAATTGTGCATTGATAGGCGGGTCGCATAATTCGAAATTATTATTAACATACCAGTCATCTATCCTATTCTGAAAGCCCTCAAAAGATATGTCATCGTCCCAGATCATCGTCGATCTCCCTTCCATTCTCGCAGCTATACTGCCCCCTGTGTATCGTCTTTCCGTCCGGGGCCAGGCGTTTGCGGCAGCCGTATTCATTGCTGCCCAGGTTGCGGCCATACTGGCAGCGATCACAGCGCACATAGAATGCACATTGTTCAGCCATCTGTCCGTGTCCTCCAGTTCCGCAGCTCGACCTCCACATAACCCTCCAAGTCATAGGTCTTGAGCACTTGCAACTCCACCACCTGCTTGTCATCCGGGTAAGCCAGGCCGTTCAATGCGTCCAGCACGATCTTGGCGATGTTGTCCGTGTCCGGCTTTTTGGTAGGCAGCACACTGCCGGCCATCATCTCCACCTTGCGCTTTTTGCTGGCGCTCTTAGGAATGCCAAACGCCGCAATGATCGTTGCACTGATCGGCTCATCAACAGCAAAGGCCATCCGGTCACCATATTCCTGCCGGTAGCAGAACCGCACCTCGTCCTCGTAGTCCTTGGTCTTTCTGGGCGTATATGTAGCAATCTGATCCCCTCGGCGCACAGCCCGGTGCCGTCCCTTGCCCTGGGGCTCTCCCGGTATCGTCAATCGTACAATCATCTTGCTGTCACCAGCCTTTCATAAATCTGCTGGGCCATTGCTGCCGTGGCCAGCTCTTCATCGCCGTGAGCGTTCAGCCGCTTGGCGTACCGCAGCAGCGGCTCCGGATTGTTCTCATCCACCAGCATATACCCAAAGTCACCGGTGACGATGGGCACGCCCTGTTCCTGCATAGCCTTGCGCTCCGATCTCAGGTCCCGCTCGCTAATGCGCGTCCGCCGTGCCAGGTCTTTGCCACGCACCGGCATGCCGGGCGGGATCAGTGCGTCATAGATCAGCGCCTGCCGTGGTGTCAGTTTGTTCAATTTCATGGCTCCTCCTAAAACTTGATGTCTGTGTTGTTCATGGTGTCCCGCTTGATCTGCTCCAGGTCGTAGGACGGCGGGCTTTGCAACGCCCCGCTGTTCTTCCTGTCCTCTGCGCCCCACTTCTGCAAAACAGAGAAGTGGTCGTAATAGGTCTTGTGGGTGTTGTGAATGTGGAAGGACAAGTTCTTGATTAACCGCTGCCAATCAAGTGGGAATTGTTTTTTCAGCTTCGCATATTCCTCGTCGGTTAATCGCACATTCTTAAACTCGCCATATAATTTTGCGGGCGTGCACGCGCTCGCGCGCTCTCTCCCCTTCTCTATTCTTTCATTCTTGCATTCTTGTTTATAGAAAGCGCTTGTTATTTGATTGTTATCTGTTTGTTGTTTGTTTGTTATTTGATTGTTATCTGCTTGTTGCCTATCGTCTACTGACCCTTGATATTTGGCGTAGTTACGCAGGATAATAACGGTATTTTTGTTTGTTACATTCTTGGAAATCTCGCCAGTTTTTTGCAAGTGTTTCAGTGCCGTTCTCACTTGCATATCTGACAGCCCGCTACCGCTTGCTAAAGCGCTGATGGAGGTTACCACGGAGCCGCTGCTCAGCGTTTGGCCTCGCCATTGCTGCGGCTCCCTGTTGACGATAAGCAATAAATGCAAGAACAGCTTGAATGTGGGTACATCGGTGTACCACTCCCAATCCAGCAGTTGCCGGTAGGCTTTCACCCAACCTTGATTGCTCATATCTACTCCTTAAAACGGCAGGTCGTCATCATCATCAATCGGCTCAAACTCTGCGTCCGGTGCGGGTGCTGCAGTCTGTGCGCCGCTCTCTGCCTTTGAGCCGCAGAAGGACACCTGGCTGGCCACCAGCTGCACGCTCTTGCGTTTCTCGCCGTTCTGGTCCGTGTAGTTGTCTGTCTGCAAAGAGCCCTCCACGGCGATCATGGAGCCTTTATGGAAGTATTTGCACACAAATTCTGCCGTCTGCCGCCAGGCGGTGCAATCGATAAAGTCCGTCTTGCGTTCCTCGCCTGCCTTCTGATAGCTGCGGTCCACAGCCACCTGAAAGCGCACAACGGAGACGCCGCTGGGCGTGGCTCTCAGTTCCGGTTCGTAGGTCAGTCGACCCATAATTACAACACTGTTAATCATAGATAATTCCTCCCAAAAATAGATATAAAGTCCTTGTCCGGGTAGGCAGCTTCAAATGCCTGCTGCCCCACCCGGTGTAAATAATCCATCGTCTGCTTGCAATGGTGTGCGCCTCTCGGCGGCTCGTTGTGGCAATTATGGCACAGGAGCACCGTTAAGCCGTATTTCTCGCTTTTCCGTCTGTTATATGCCCCGAATACATGGTGTCGCTCCAGGGCCCGCGCAGAGCCGCACAGGTAGCACTGCCGCTGCTCTTCCGGCTGAATAATGCTCTTCTTCACTGTTTCACCTCCCAAGCAGACATCAGCTGCGCCAGCTCCGCCGGCGTCATAGTCTCGATATGCAGCGCTTTGCAGTCCTGCACCACGGCGTCAATCAGCCGTGCCATGCGCTTTGTGCCGTAGCAACTGGTGCCGTAATAGAACCGCACCAGCGAGGTGCGCGGGTAGATACCATCGTCCACCTTCTCCGCTGTCCATCCCAGGCCGTTCCTCCCCCATGATTTCATCATGGCATTCACGGCACTGTCCGGCAGTTGGTAGTCCACAGACTTGCCATACTGCCGCACATAGCCCCGGTAGATCTCGTCCTTGGTGATCTGCGGGTCATTCTTGGCCAACTCCGCTTGCAGCTTGCCGATCAATGCCCACATGTAGGCATTGGCATCCAGGCTCCGGCGTTTCGGCTTTGGCTTAATCTCCAGCACATAGTCCTTTTGCTCTGCCAGGGAGCCTATGAACGCCCCCACCTTGGCCATAGTGGGCACCAGGTCAGCTTTTTTGAATTCGATTTTCATAGACCTAACTTCATGAAGATCTTATCAGCTTGGTGCCGGCTCAGGTCTTCAATACGGCTCACTTTGTAGTAGGCCAAGGCCTTTTTGACCCGCTCATTCTCTGCATTTTCTTTCAGTATTGCCGCCTGGTCCGGGCTGATCTTCTCCGCTGCCTGCTGCCGTGCCTGTTCTTTCTGCGGGTCCTGGGCTCTCTGCTTGCCTTGGGTGCCTTGCGGGGGCGCATCCGGGTCCTTGCAATCATCAATACAGAACAGGCCGTTAAGGGCATACTTTCGGGCGTAGCTGGAAGTGCTGCCGGTCACCTGGGCATCGTCCATGCCCTTCTTCGTGGCGGCTTCCCGGGCAAAGGCCCGCACGGAAATGCTCTTGTCGCTCTCCGTGTCCGCCAGCGTGGCCGTAGCCACAATGTACACTCGATCGCCACAGCACTCTACCGTATCTGTCACGGTAAGCACAGCGTCGTGCTTCTTACACAGCGGTTTGACCGCCTCCAGAATATCCTCACAGCTGCGGTAATGGTACTTGCCGAATGCGTTATACTGATTCTTGGGCGCCACCAGTTCACACTGGATGGCTAATAGCTTTGCTTGTAACTCCATTCCATTCACCTCACTTGATCACGCAGCCGGGGGTCTCAATCAGCGCCGCACCGGCTACCGTCTCCCCTGCCAACAGAGCATTGCGGATAGACTGCTTGTCCACCTTGGGCGGCTGGGGCTGCATGTATTCTGCCGGCACCGCTGCCAGATTGAACACATCCACCGACTTGCTCGATGTACTGGTCAGCACGAACCGTCCGGCCTGCACCTTATCCTGCTGGGTGGCAGCCAGGTACGCCGCCAGGGTCTTCTTCATCCGCTTAATGGCGTTGTCCGCCCGCCTCTGTTTATCAGCGAAGAAGTCCTTTTCTCGCTTGTAGTCCTCCACATCCGCCGTCAGCTGCCGGATTACCATACCGTAGTCCTCCAGCTTCTCCGGCACCATCATGCTGTCCAGTGTGTCCTGGACCGTCTGTTCGTCAATCTCTCCGGCTTCCAGCAGCTCCATCAGCTGGGCTGCCTGGCCGGTCAATTCATACAGTGTCGCCATATCGTTCTCCTTTGTCTATATTCAGTACAATGCGGGCCTCTGCCCGCTCATCCGGGTCGCAGTCTTGGGGGCAAAAGCCGTAGTCCTGCACAAACTTGTCCATTTCTGCGCTGGTCATCAGATCACCCCCAGGTCGTAGCAGCTGCGAATCCAGTTTTCGCTGCGCCGCACAATGGTCGCTTCCTTGTTGCTCTCGTCCAGCAGCTGCTCCAGCTTCTCGCAAGCACATTCCCAGCAGTAGCTGCCGCTGGGCTCATCGTTGCCCGCACCGATGGAGAACCCATAGCCCTCAATGGTTATATCGCAGCTGTCACAGGCGATCACGCCCGCCTCCTTGTCATACATCGGCATTCTCCTCCTGCTTGTCCTCGTCATACTCCAGCGGATGAATAACGCCATCCGCACTGGGCAGCGTCAGCAGCGCCTCGCTCTCGGGCACGGATACCGCCTCCAGCACATCATACATGCGGCACCGCACTATGACTCTTTGTCCGGGCTGTATATTGCTGAAGCCCGGGGCACGGCACACCTTGCCGTCGGTCGAAATTACCAAATCCATATATTCATTACTCATTTTTATCATCCTTTCCAAGTTGAATTGCGTGCAGATACGCCAGCTCAAAGTCTGTCAGCGGCGCTACCAGCACCACCTTGTGGTTTTCGTCCTCGATCA